ATGTACGTTCCGCTGGCGGCTAACGTCGCACAGACTACGGAAGGTACTGTCGGCTCCTCGTTGAGCGTCAGTGTTCTTACGACCACTGCCACTATCGGCGAGTACGCTGATTATGCCAATTTCAGTTCGCTCAGTTTGGCGACTGCCATTGACAACACGGTCGAGAACGTCGCCCGTGAAATGTCGTATCGCCTTGGCGAATCGTTGTCCGCACTTGTGCGTGCAACCGCTGACGGTGCGTCCAGCATCGACGCCAGTGTCCTGACCGAACTGGCCGCAACGAGCACTTCGAGCTTCACCGCTCTGTCGCTCTCTCAGATTCGTAACAGCGTTCAGTCGCTGGCGGGTCGCAGCGTGCGTCCGTTCGACGAAGGTTCCAAGATGTTCGCAGGCGTGATCCATCCGTTCGCTCTAGGTGATGTCATCGCTGACAACAGCAATGATTCTCCTATCGACATCCTGAAGCACACTCCGGTGGGCCTCATGAAGATGGATAGTCTGGTTTCGGTCGATCTGACCGAGACTGTCGAGCTTCCTTCGACTGGTGTTCAGTTCTTCCAGACGAACCTCGTGACCCAGACCGCTAATTACGGCGGGATCACGGGATTGACCGCACTCCGCACCTACATCTTCGGGCGTGATGGTATCTTCTCCATCAATCTCGGAGCGAAGGGTGATGTGGGCTTCGGTGACGGCGAATGGCGTAACATTGAATGTAACATCATTCAAAACGCTGAGCCGACCGTTGCTGATCCTGAAGGCTTGATCCCTGGATATACAAAGTCTGTCCAGGCTATATCTAGTAAATCGATGGCCGCTGTTGCGGGCCGTTAATTACTAGGTAGACGTAGGATATGTAAGATTTCTTGGGACTTCTTACAGGGTTCACTTCACTACGTCGCTCGGCCCTAAATGATAAGTATTGGGGCGAGTAATAAATCTTCTCTGATTGACTTGGAAGCTGAAATGGCTAACAGGGCGCAAGCCGCAAGGCAGCGTGAGAGACTAAGTGAGAAGACACCTAGTTATAGGTGATGCGATAGTCCGAACTGCACAGAATACAATGTGCAGAGGTAGGCAGAAATGTCCTATCCCGCCGAAAGGTGAGTAACAAAATGGATACCACTATCAGGATGCGCCAGATTGACGCAGCCAGCGCCATCAGCTAATCGATGGTAGAAGTAAAAGATTGCGAGTGAAATCCTCGCAGCGTAAATCCGATAGGGGCGGGTGCCTTACCACCTGCCCCGATTCGGTCCCTGTAAGGAGGGATGATGAAAGCACTTCCAGAGGAAGCAAAAAACAAAGTTTTGGAGTTACTTCGCCTACAGCGTAGTCAACAGGAAATATCGGATCGAACAGGAGTTTGTATTGGTACGATACAGGATTGGGCTGCTGGATGGCGAAAAGAAGGAACGCTCGCAGAATATTCGCAAGCGGGCTCGGCGTATGTTGCTCGGGCACAAAGCATGTCTAACGGATTTTATAAATGTATTCGGAAACGATACAATGGGATGCGTTGGACGGACAAGTTGAACGGACGCCAGTTTGGGTTTTCTAGTCCCACCCAGGTAATCCATTACTATTTGAAGGATGGTCGTCCTCGACCTTGTGCGTACTGCGGGAGATATCCCGTTGGCGGCAAAGTCTGGGGATTAGACAGAATCGATTCTTCTATAGGACATGTTCCTGGGAATCTTGTCCCTTGTTGCAGTTCTCACCTAGAGTCTTCACAGCTATCTTGCCAAGCCAGCAAATCAAAGTTTTCGCTGCTGTATTGGATGGAGAGTAGCATGTCTAGAGCTAATGGTGGGCCGGTTCCTTTTCGAGTAGTAGAACAGCGGTTAGAGAGAATCTATACGCTGGCGAAAGAACTGAAAGAATTGAAAGACGGTTCATTCGAACCAGAAAAGGAAAATTCAAATGAGCAATCCAAATCCGCAACACAATCCTACTGATGGCAAAGGCGTTGCAGCTTACGTCCAAGTCACAGGCACCAACATCACTAACTGCGCTGGCGGTGGAACTACCGTCGCTACCGAAGCTACTCCGAATGACACTCGTGGTCTAAACGGGCAGGGCTACGGTGCAGTCGCAAGCACCAATCACCCTGTCGCTCAGTATGCTTTGACGCTGTCCTTGGCCAGTAAGACCTATGGCGGCACTGTGTATGCCAGTACTTGCCAATTGACGACTGTACTGAAGGATGTGGCTAATACCACGTACACCCCTGTCGGCTCGCCCGTTTACAAGTCCTACAACGATCCGTTGGCGGGCTCTCCCGCTTGGTATCGTCCCAGCAGAGGCACCGCAGGCCCGGAGACGTATAACGACAACGTTGCGTCGGTTAGTTCGACTGGTCTGATTACAGCCATCGCTGTCGGCCAAGCGATTATCGAAGTGCAATTTCCAACATTTGACAACACCCTCGGGGATGACTCGCACACGGGGAATCCGTACGAGATGGTGTACTGTCAAATCGTCTGTACGGTTGTAGCATAGGAGAAATCATGGCAAATCAAGATCCAAATCCTACTACTGGGGTTGGCGTTGCCGTGGCAGTTGAGTTGACCGGCACGGGTGTTCTACCCGTGTGGCCGCTCGTCCCCGGCAAGCGTGGAATCTCACAGTATGCTGTATCCATACCAATTGGTGGTTTCGTAGAAGTCACGGCGCTACCGATTGACGTGAACGGCACTATCGTTCCGAATACCAACATTGGTACTCCGGGCACTCCTGCGACTCCACAAAACCCTCATCTTGGTACATCCTTGGTGAACTATGCCGTTCTCGCTTACTCTGCCGTCACTGGCTCAACAGGCGCAGGCTCCGTGGTCTCGGGCGGCAATGTCGGCCTTTATCCGACTGCTTTGACGGGTGTGACAAACTTCCCGCCATCTTCGGTCACCCCACCTAACGTCATTCTCGCAGCCGATCCTGCGTCACTACAGGCGCAGACTGATTTGACCGCAGCTATCACGTACTGGGGAACGACTTATGTCTCTCCGGGCGGATCACATGTGGTCGCCGGGGACAACCTCAGCACCAACACGAGCGGCAGCGGCACCGCAGGCGTCTATTACGCTGGCAAGTATACTGGTGGTGCGTTGGATGCTCCAACCAGTATCACGCTTGACGCTCAGGGCAACCCCCAGGCCGTCTTTGTGTTCGTCTCCAGTTCAACGACTAAGTTAGAATCGGGGGCGTCAGTCATTCTGGCGAACGGGGCTCAGGCAGGAAACGTTTATTGGGTGGTTGGTAGTTCCTTTACCTCCGTCTGGAATGGTATCCAATCGAACATGGTTGGAAACATCCTTGCCTCTAGTTCAGTTACTCTTGGCGGCGGGAATCTCAACGGCAGGGCTCTCGCTTCAACAGGTGCTGTGACTCTCGCCACAACTGAGATCATTACGTGGCCTGTATTGTCCTTGATTCCAGGTACTCCGGGAATTCCGACAGTCCAGCAATTTACGAATGTCGTAATCAATGCATCCAATCCTTCGGGATCGCAATCGCCTTCATTTGCGTATGCGAGGCCCGCATGGTTCAGACCGTCGAACGCAGGTAAGTACAACAATGCGACGATGGCTCCGGTCACGGTCGATGATACTGACTCGAACCCTTGGACAGTGCGTGGAATTGCTGCTGGACAATGTGTGGTTGACTTCCAGATGCCCTTCGCATTGAATGCTGAGGGTTCATCTTTGAACGACACTCAGCAAGTCATGGATGAAACCCCAATCGACGCCATCCGTGCCGAATTGGTTGTAACGGTCACTGGCGGCAGTTCGTAAAATTAGAGGGGCTTAGAAGCGTGGGATGAAACGACCCCGGTCTAAGCCCAAATCTTTCCTTGGAGGAGGACATGAGCAAGCAAAAGTTTTACGAAATGGTGTACTGTCAAATCGTCGTCACAGTTGTAGCGTAACGAATGTGCGGTATCCTCGATGATATCGCAATAGAGAACGGGCTTAGAAGCGTGGGATGAAACGACCCCGGTCTAAGCCCTACTCTTTCCTTGGAGGAGGATATGAGCAAGCAAAAGTTTTACAGTGAAGCGATTGTGCAGGCACTACAAGAGCACATTCTTACGTTGGAACAGAGTCTAAGGCTTCATCGAGTGACAATCGGAAGGCTACGCCGAATCAATGGTGAGTTGCGGCGTATCAAGAATGTTCAGATTCAGAACGACCAAGAATTTCAGAGTATGTGTTACTCCGGCTATCTTGGGGCATACCCAAATGTGGCGGGGGGCACGGGAAAGCTCACCCGTTCATATTAGATTGATTCGAACGACGAAGTGTTCAAAGCATTGTGTGGAGATATCACCTAGGAGGAGTATGAGATTGAGTGTAAGCAGGCTTTATAACACTTTTGGCTTAGGAATCTATGTTGCAAAGAGCCCAAGCGCAACAGACCCTGCCGGTATTTTTCGATATATTATCGCAGGTCATTTCATCTGTTGGGGATTTTCAATAAGTATCTAGGAGTTGATTCGAACGTGAATCTTGGAATCTGGATTAGGTTTCAGGAGTCTAGCCAGACTACGGGTGTACAACCGAAGCGAGGCGTTTACAGTTACTGCGTCTGATCCACGCAGCGGACATAGATTTCGAACATACGCAAAGGCTCCCTCCGAGGTCGAGTTCGCCCTCGCCAAGTGAGCATTGATTAAGGAGGGAGTCATGAGCGTGAAGAAACCAATAGTAACACCGCAAGCAGTCCAGAAAGCCCAGGGAACTCGGCTACAAGAAAAAGCCCCGTGGGAATCTTACAATTTACAGGAAGAACTTTCCCCAGAGCTAGAAGC